AGGAATTCCAAATACATCAATAGGACCACTTGTATGGACTTCTTCATCGTCAATTGGATTTTCAGAACAAGGAAAAACTATGGACGATATATTTCCTTTGATAAACGGAAAAAGAACAATATCAGATGAAATGAGAGAATTAGTTGAGAGGGAAGAAAAAATGGTAGAACAAGGAATTATTCCGCCATATTTGGTCTTAGGAACAATGAAGACAGAATTAAAAGCGAATGATAAAATTGATAAACCAAGGTTATTCTATAACGGTGCAAAATCTCATTTATTGAGAAGTAGAATGGCTTTGGCAACATTTTTTGAACAAGTTATGAAACATGATGGAACAGGAGATGTATACATAGGGATAAACGCATTGTCAAAAGAATGGACATTGTTGGAAAATAAATTTTTGAAAAAGAACAATAAAATGATAGCAGATGATACAGTGGGATGGGATGTACATTTTAGAATTTGGTTTACAAACAGATTTTTAAAATGGTTATCGCCTCAAATAGGAAAAAAACATTTTCGACAAATTGAGGGAGTTATGCGTTCCAATTTTTGCCCATATATTGTTTTAGACAATAATGTGTACCAAGGAATACTAATGCCTTCAGGAAGCTTTGCAACAGCAGTTTTTAATTCAATTTACAATAGTTTCCAAAATCGGTATTGTTTTAAAAGAGCATTACCTGAAGAAAATTTTGACAAAAGTGCAGCGTTAGCAACATTTGGAGACGATTTGTCATTGACAGTTGAAGAAAGATTGATGAGATCTTTCAATGGAATAATTTTTGCAAAAATGTGTAAAGACATATTTGGTATACAAAAAACACCAATAACAAAAGATGGAACACAACTTGTAGAATCAGTTCCAATCCATACACATGAATGGGAAGTTGGGAAAGCACAATTTCTTAAAAGACAATTTCGAAGGGAAGAAGGGAAACCAATGGTGTTTCCAATATTAGATTTGGAAAGTATTGAGTCAATGTTACTATGGTACAGACCAGATAAAAATGTTCATTACTCAATATCGATAATACAGAATGTTGAGACAGCATTAAGGGAATATGCATGGCATGGTGAACAAATT